GTGATTCCCTTCTTTTCCCTAGTGGATTTAATCAATCCTCCTAGTCTGTACAATCCATCCTTGACCCATCTTTTTCTTTGCTTAGATACAGGGAAATCAGCGTAAGGTGTTTGGCTAATAATATCTATGCACTCATAAATGCCTAAGAGCCTACCTGAATCATCACGAAGTAAACCTGATGCTGCTATGGCTTCTATTAGGTTATACGCAGGACAAGTTTTCCCTTGTTCCATCTGCTTTAGCGCGGTGTAATTAACCGCAAAAAACTTGTCAGAACATATCTGCGAGAAGTACCGCAGACTCATTTTTGCGTCCTGGCGAGAACGTTTGACCATTACCCCCAGTTTGGACATTCCCTCTTTTGTCCATTTTTTTCTGTATCCTGTTCTGTTCATATTTTTTACCGTTCACATATTCACATATTCACACAAAATATCATAAATTTTTGTAATTCTCTTGTGTATCACAAGATATTATGGTATTATGATATTGTGATACACGAATAAGGAGAAATGAATTTAATAAGAATCAAAGCTAGAGATAAACGTCAAATTAGAATTGATCCTAGGTTGCATCAAAGAATTAAAATTTTAGCCGCAGAACATCACACTGAAATAGGTTTGTTGGCTGAACAATTAATTCTTTTGGGAATAGAAAGATTGGAAGATGAAAGTCAGAGCATGATCAAAAAACATCGTGGTAGTGGTCGCTAGAGCCTTACGCGATGGCTTTGTTAAAAGAAGTTAGTCAATGGTTTCAGGTTGGCTTAAAGTTTCTTGAGAGCGATCGCATTATAGCTAAAATTGATTCAACAGTAAAGCCAAGTGATCCGGTTTTTTGGAGTAGTGAAGTAAAAAAAAAGATGCTCAATTCATATTAAGAAAAACAGGTCGTATTAAGTCAGTATCTAACTAAATGATACCACCATTAAGATTGCCGCCGAAGGATTTTGCTGTACTGCCGCGCCCAACTAATCCCCAACCTTGGGAGCGGATATCAAAGCCAGCTTATTGGTTTGGAGACAGGCTAAGAACAAATCTAGGATGGGGGATATGTTCAGGGGTTAAGCGTATAAGCACAGGGGATTGGCTTTATTACATTGATCTAGACGACACCTTTTGTCCACATCCATTTGCAGAATCAGAAATTAAGGAGAAATTAAAATGAGACAAATTACCAAAATCAAAGCAAAAAGAAACGATGATACAGAAATGGTGGCAATTACTTACACAATTTTCAATGAAGATGGTGAAGAGCAAAAAACCGTAACTGTACGCAGCAAAGAAGAAGCATCAGAGAGTTTTTACCAGGCACTAGACAGCCTAAGAAGCATTTTGATAGATGCAGTGGGATTAGATGCTGATATCTGGAAGGAAGGATTTGTTACTGATTTTGCAATCAAAGATAAAGAGGATTTGGTAGCAATTGGCATCGGCGGAAAATGTGAGATACAAGGCAGATTTGTCACTGTTTCCACTAAAGATGTATTGATTGAGAAGTCTGCTTACGAACACAAGATTGTGTCTGCGGTACTAGTCGAAGCTTCTGAATATTTGGATGGTGAACGCAATGGTTGGAAACAGCCCTCTTTATTCACAATGGAAAGCCCAGGCAATAGTGATGAAGACGAAGATGAAGATGGTGAAGCAGAAGAAGAAAAAGTGGCGGAACTAGCTATTGGCTTTTAGTTTGTATACAAAAAACTCCGTTGTTTGACGGAGTTTAAAAAGACAAACAAAAAGTGTTAGCATCTATTATCTTATCAAAAATATGGCACAAACAACAATCAAAGAAAGTGATTACAAAGTAGGGGATAAAGTTGAATACAAACATCCTAGCAATGGGTGGCTGAAAGGTATTTTTGTTGGTTTCCATACCCCAGGATTAGCCCCTCCGGGGTCTAGATGGAGTTTTATAGAGATTTGTATCAACGGGAAATTACACAAGGCTTATTCTTTAAATCAGATTAGAAAATGAAAAGCTGTTTGAACTGTACCCTGTCAGGGTTTGTCATTGAGAAGCATGGCGAAATTTACACTTACGAAGGCGACTGCAACAACACTTATTTTCCTCTCACGGAAATAATCAAAGTCCTAAAGTGTAAAAAAGATGATAAGCAAGAATTAAAAGATGAACTAGAACCAATATTTGCAAAAGTTGGGAGCAGGTGCAGGTTTTACGATCCTGTATCCCAACAATAAGAGTTAGCAGCCACCTAGGCAGGTGGCTTTTATTTGCACAAGTGTCTATAAAAACTGAATACACCAACCCAATTTTTAGGATTACTCGGAATAGTCAAGAGAATAACGATGCGGTAAAACAAGGTAAGATAATCTTATTCAATAAAGTAGGGTGGCTATGAACGAGAAAAATGAGTTTGATTACAGTACAATTGATGTTGGAGCAGTAGCACTGATTGTAGTATTAGCAGCGCTATCTGTCGTTGCAATCTTTTTGATCTTTGCTTTGTCGCAGCTTCAGTTTCAGGCAAACAATTCAACCTCAAACAGCCCTGAGCAAGTGGCTGTACAAAAAGCAGGAGACCTTCATGCAAAAAACTCTGATACGGAAGAGTTGATCTTTCATAATTTTTTTCTAAACGAAGCCATTAGCAATGATTGGTAGATTTTTGCAAATTACTGACTTCTAAAGTCTGATAATTTGTATTCTTTTTCTGTAATTGGCTACCACCCGCCAGGGACTTTCTTTAGATTCGTACAGCAGCATGGTATTTGTCTAAAGCTATGGCACATCCGCACTTTTTGGGATTTAATCATTTCCTTTATTTCCCAAGGGTCAGGGATTCCGCAGACTTGTCCATTACTTTCATAAGGGCAGTATTCGTCACAGGGTAATCTACTCTCGTCCACCAATTCTGGGTTCTATGGACCCAGTGTATCAGCGTCAAAGACATACGTATTAATCACATTTTTAGTTAATTAATGTATCCCAAGCTATAGACAATAATAGCAGGAAAACAAATTCAAGTCAACCTCTTTTAGCAAAGGATCGCCTTTACTTATTTGCTCATTTCTACTTAGTATATAAAAATCTTTTATGGTACTATTCCCAAGTTACTAGCGATTAAATTATTATAGTTTTGTTGAAACTCAAAAAATCATGGCAAATAAGAATGCTGTGCCACCCAAAGAAGCACAGTTTAAACCCGGATGGAAGTCCGGTAAAACCAAAGCTATCAAGGTTCCTGCTCGTCTTGAGCAGGAAATTAGAGCGATCGCTCTAATACTGGACGAAAATCCTGGTATTTTCCCTGAAATACTAGAATTTGCCAAAACACTGGCAAAGTAGTATAATATATAAAAAGCCACCGCACTGTTGTCAGCAGCACGATGGCAGCCCCTACTCACGTCTTTATAACTAGGAGCATCTTAATCATGAACCAAGAGAAGAAGTTTGTCAACAAACTGTTGCACATCTGTGGAGGTGTGTAATGGGGGAAACAATAAGAGTCCAGCATTCCAAGAACTATACTGTAATAGCCAACGCGGCTATTAGAGATTCACGCCTAAGCTTCAAAGCGCGTGGACTACACCACTTGTTACTTTCTTATCCAGATGGATGGAAAGTCAGTATAGAACATCTATCTACGCAGTCTGAAATGGACGGCGAAACAGCCGTGAGAACAGGTCTTCAGGAACTAGAAAGACTTGGGTACTTAACCCGTGAACAAGTGCGAGAAAAGGGGAAAATCGTGGGATACGAGTCCACGATCAGAGAAGTGCCGAGCGAAAATCCGCCTGCACCCAAAAACAGGCGAAGTAAACCACAAGTGGATTTTCCACAAGTGGATTTTCCACAAGTGGATTTTCCACAAGCGGATTTTCCACAAGCGGAAAATTCAGTACATAATAAATACTTATTCCAAGAAGTATTTAAGAAAGAAATATCTAAAGAAAGCACAGAAGAGGATTTAAGCGGACAAGAGTTAACTGGACAAGAGTTAACCCCAAACCACTCTAAGACTTCTGATTTAAAAGGAAGTCTTTCCCATAACCCGATATCCCCTCTAGAGGGTCAATTTGCGCCCGCCGCCCCGGCGCGTCTTGACAAAGCGAATATTACTGAACCATTTGGAAAAACAAGGAAGACGGCTAAAGAAATAGCCTGGGAATGGCTACCAGATGGACCGTGGAAGAAACATGGCCAACTGGACAATGAGTTTTGGCAATGGCTCGCGTTGCAGTGGATGTCGCAGTTTGGTACTGATATCCATCAGGCGAGGGCTAACGTCTACAGCCACTTCAAAAAAGACAATAACAACTTAGAAATCCGATGGAAGGAATATTCCATCAAAACTAAAAAAGAAGTGGCTCTAACGCCCCTTCCTGAAATTGTATTAACGTGGCCGCCTATACAGCATCAGGTCGTATGGGAACAGTACATCAACTGCAAGAGCCTAGAAGAATTTTATAACAAGCGCAGTTGGAACCAAGCGTACTTGGAATACGCATTAATCAATCAACCCAACTTTGATTGGTCTAAGCATTTATCCGCATAATCAACATTACCCAGGTCAACTACCATGTTTCAAGAAACTTTAGTACCGCCTCAAAGCATTGAGGCTGAAGAAGCTATTTTAGGCGGAATCTTACTAGATCCCGAAGCGATCGCGCGAGTATCTGATCTTTTGCCCTCTGAAGGGTTCTATGTTGATGCACACGCAATCATTTATAAGGCTGCTTTACACCTTCATGCTCAACACAAACCTACGGACTTACTTTCTATGGCCAATTACTTAGCTGATAATGATCAACTAACAAGAATTGGTGGCAGAAATAAATTAGCTACATTGATAGACCGTACCGTTTCGGCTGTTAATATTGACGCTTTAGCAGGGTTGGTTGTGGAAAAATACCAACGCAGACAACTAATTAAGACCCTTAATGAGTCATTAAAAATAGCATGGGATGCTTCTTTGTCTATCCATGAAGCCATTGAAGAGTGTCAACGGAAGATTCTGGATATAAGCACTACCGAAGCAAAGTCAGAATTAGTCCATATCAGCAGTGCCGTTACTTCTTTGTACACAGAGAAGTATGAAATCCAAAAAGGGGAACGACCCGCCCCTATCAAGACGGGATTTTATGACCTAGACAATCGTTTAGGAGGGTTGCATAAAAAATTACTTTACATCTTGGCTGGGAGGCCAAGCATGGGTAAAACCGCTTGTGCTATGGCGATCGCCTGGCACGTTGCTAACTCTTTAAAGGAAAATGTTTTTGTATTTTCCCTGGAAACATCTAAGGAAGATTTAGCGGTTAGACTAGCGGCTAAGATCACCCGAACCTGTCTAAATCAATTTGTGAAGAACCAACTCACTCAAAACGAGTGGAATGAGTTTTTCAATCTAACTCAGTCGCAAATATTGGCTGACTCAAGGCTGTTTGTTTGTGACAATTTCAGTATTTCTCCTATGGAAATGAGAAATACAATTAGGCAAAAAAGAGCCAAGACTGGGGACGTGGGACTGATTGTAGTAGATCATCTCACCCTGCTTGCCAGGAATGATAAGTCTAATAGCAGGGACTTTCGGATCAAGGTTGGCGACACCAGCCGGATGCTTAAAGAATTAGCAGGAGAACTTAATTGCCCGGTGCTGGCTTTATCTCAACTCAACAGAGCCACTGAAAGCCGGACAGACAAGAGGCCTACCATGGGTGATCTGTCTGAAAGCGGGAATATTGAACAGGACGCAGATGCAATCACGATGATCTATCGTGATGAATATTACAACAAAGAAAGCACAGATGTAGGTGTGGCTGAATTGATTACCACAAAGGCACGCAATGCCGAAACAGGAACAGACAGGTTGCTGTTTGATGGACAATATTCAGAATTTAAGAACCTAGCTTACTAATACATCAATAAAAGCAAATAATTACCAATTACCCGCTTATACTAAAGTGGGTAATTTTATCTATATGTCTATAAACGTATTTTTATTCCTATAGGCATTTAACATTTGATTTTATCATGCTAGATTGATTGTATCCATACACAATAACAAAGCGAGAATTTATGAGCGGAAAGCCAAAATACAGTGAGGTCAAGACTCCCAAGCAAATCATGATTACTAACGACGCTAAACAAATCTATCGTGCTTATGCACAGTATATAGGCACTAACAGTAATGACTTGATTGAGCAAATGGCTCGAAACCCTGATGTATTAAGGGGTTTGGCTGATTTCGTAGAAATTTTGTGGAAAATGAAAAATATTTCCCAAAACCACTTGACAAGTCTATTCTCTAATGATATTATAGATATATAAACAAAAACGACCGCCCCTCCGGCAAAGAAGTAAGCAGTCGCTTTGTTTATCCCATACACAGGAATAGTTTAGTATGACACACCAAAAGTATTCTGTCAACTTTCTTTTAAAGAAAGGAATTAGCTACTGCAAAGCAGTGGCCAAAGAACTGGGTATTAACCCAGAAGGCGATAAAAGACAAGTTTTTACTTGGGCTGACGCTATAGTTGCCCACCAGGCTAATTTACAGCCTGTAGAACAAAAACAGCAAGTAGTCATTGAGTTTGACAACGGAGTGGACTCCTGCGACTTAGCAGGGTACTTCATTGTTGACTTAGACGGAAACATCATAAGAGATGGGTTTCGTTCTTACGCAACCGCAGAACGTTGGGCTGCTCAACGGTTTGAATTAGTTGAGCAACAATCAATTGCTCAACAGGAATTAGTTGAGCAAATAGAAACCCAAATCCAAAACCGCACCGAAACGGTTGTAATCAGAGAAATTGACTTTGCTTATAGTGAAGTCGTTTGTATTACTCCCAACGAAGTAGAAGTATTAGCCACAATAATTCATGACTTGGACACCCAGAACTGGGAAGTCCAGTTAAAAGGGCGATTTGAAAGCTTTCTCACTTATGCAGAGGCGGAAGCTTTTGCAATTAATTACATAGATGATGAGCGGGGTAGTGGTAGGATTTTACCTATATCTCAGGATATCGAAGATATCAACTATGATATTGAAAACAATCAAATTGTAGACCCGCTGGGTGAGCGCTACACAGTCCGAGTTAAAGGATATCTAGCCGGAACTATCTGGCTTAACATTGACAAAGGATGGACTCTGGGTAGTGACTACTACCCAGAGCCTTTGGCGGCTGCCAAAGCACTAGCTCTTTTAACCAGAAAGGAGTTGGTAGCATGACAACTACTAAAACCAGAGCCTATCAGAAGGCTTTAGAAAATGCTGGAGTGCCAGAAAATCTGGCCCGTAATGCAGCCGTTGTGCTGCGGGCTGATGAGTTCAAATCTCCCCGTACAGAGAGGGGTCAAAGGATAATTGAAAAGTTAAGTGAAGCTTTTTAATTTGTGTGATGAGACTTTTGTTCTCATCATAAAAACAGTGAAACTACTGGGAATAGTGGTATACTATCCAGTAGTTCTAATCTCCAAAGAACCTTTTCTTTGTGAGCAATATCAGAGGACAAAGGACTCTGATTACCTTCCTTTTTAAACCCCTGACTAAGCTGGGTGTGATGCCTTTATGTCCGCATACTTAAAACAACCAATAAAATTATTATGAAGCTACATCCTTGGCTTCTCTTGCATCCAAATATACCCATGCCTTTGCATGGGTTAGCACCAAGGATTATTCTAGGAGACTCTTGGTGGCAACAACAAAAAAACTAGCAAAAGAGAAGAGTGATAACCGCTGCTTGGCTTGTGGCGTAACTCCCAAACAAGCCAAATATCATACTTGGCTAGAAACCCATGAAGTTTACAATATGTATTCCAATGGAACAATAGAATTTAGAACTTGTGTGGCTTTGTGCCACTCGTGCCATAACTTTATTCACGATGGCAGGATGCAAGCACTTACTGAAAAAAAAGAATATCCAAGAGAGAAATACTTAGATATTCTTGATCACGGAAACCAATTACTTAGCAATTGGTGGGGAAAAGAAATAGTTTTTAAAAATGAAGCTATTTCTGTTCTTCTTGATGACAAAATTTACAAAAATCTCCCGTTAAAGTGGGAGCGATTTAATTGTAAGTGGACTGACTATCATCTTGTCTTATATGGGCAAAGATATGAGTCGAAGTTTCCAAGCCATGAAGCTTGGTTGCAACATTACCAATAAAAATGGGCTGGGTGCGATGCCTTTATATCCGCACATTTGAAACAATCAAGAAACGATTAAGGAACAATTATGACTACGTTATTGGAACAATTTGCCGATCACACTATTGCATCAACTCAAATACCTTATTGCCAGATCGTGTCTCCCCCAAATTTGGTGGCAGGTAAGCTGTCAAAGTGGGAGAAAGAGGGTGGACTTAAAGAGATAGGATTTTTTATCAAAGCCGTAGAGGCAGAAAAAGCTGGATTTATACCAGATGAGACTTGGCAGCCCTATGAAGCTGCCCTGGGGTCTGGGACTGAAGTTGGTTTTATCACGCAGTCTCCAAAATTTGTGATTATCCATAAGTCACAGAGAGAGATTCAATATCGTCCATCAAAAGACGATAGATACACCTTCGTAGGTTTGGCCTGGGAAAATGGCGCAGAAACGCCATTACTAGCAACTGCAAAAGCAGATAAGGACCACTATAAAGTAGTTGTTAGGAACTTAATCCTCTTCTTAGGCAAGGACGATCAGCCCTTGCACACAACCCCGATTCAGTACACTGCAAAAGGGGCGTTTGCTGCGTCTCTGTACGCAGAAACAAAAGACCTTTATGAAAAGGTAAGCAAAACTTATTTTACCAGACTGAAAATGGCTGGTAAGTCTTGTTCAGACGGATTACTGTCGCCTTTTGCCTTGGCTTTTGTTAAAATAGGCATGGAAATTGGATTCCAGCGCAACCATGAAAAAGAATCTCCATTTTGCATCCCAACCACCATCAAATTCCCCACAGTAGAAAACATCGGGAACTCAACGCAGTTTTACCGGAAAGCCGGAAACAGAAAAATTGTGTTTATTGGAGTCCCATTAGAGGACGTGCTTCTATCCATGAGTTCCAATGCAGGCAAATTAATAGCTCAGTGGTATTCTGAGCATCAATCGTTTTCCAAGCCACGTAAAGAAATTCAAGTTTTTGAAGGCTGTGTTGAGTTTTCTCAAATATTAAAAAACGACTCAACAGGGGTTTTAGCCCTTTCCAAAGAAAACAAAAAATTTAATATTCCCGAAAGTTTGGCTCACATTGCTATGGGCGGCAAATGGGAAGTCGCCGGAACAGTTGATGGTGGCATAGTCAATGTCAAGACCGCAGAAGCCTTTGATGATGGTTACAGCCCGAAAGAAAAATCTGCTGATGAATCAACAGCAGAAGACGATTACGGATTTTAACTACTAATTTAAATCATGTGATTGCGTCCCAACGTAATCACATGATTGGTAAAAAATGCAAGAAAGAAACAAGGTAGAAAATCATGAAAAGATGCAGAATCGACGAAAGCGTGGCCAAGCCCGATTGGTGGCTTGAGGAAGACAAGCTAAACGAGAGCAATCCAAATAACAAAATATGGATTGAAGAGGGCGTAATGATCTTTGGTCAAATTCATTATTCCCAAAAATATAAATTGATATCCCGAAAAGAATGGAAGCGAAGAAATAAACATCGCCAACATAAAAACAGGTATTGAATGAACAGGATAAAACCTGGAATCCTGTCACAGATTGCAACAAGGTCGGTCCAGGTTGTGTACATTTTTAAATTTGGAGGGTAAGTGCATGAACATCGACTTAATAGAGCAAACCATTAGAGAGAGTCTGAGTTTTTACAGCACGGTGTTGAGTCCTGAGTTCGCCTCAGATGGCCAAGACCCTAATCATTCAATAAAAATAAACTTGGTTAGAGAAGCTTTAGCGTTAAAAGCTGAAGCTGAATCTGAAAATATTGCTTGGGAAACAGCAGTGTTGATGATGGATGTTTATAAGGCAAAAATCGCTTATTCCAGAAGCGATGAAGACGATTTTTTATTCAGTCTTCTGATGTTTAAGATCGGAAACGAACTGGGGATAAGTGTGGTATTAAGTTTTGCCCCTAACATTATGGCAATTGCCAAACTATACAATAATAAGGAGTTGTACTAATGTACAATTTACAGGACATTCCGCATTACGAACGCTCAGTCTTTTATCATATGATAAAAGTTTCTTTAAATGAGCAAATAGTATTAATGGATAAAGAGGCAACTTCAGAAAGATGGAATTTCATAAAACTCCATTATCAAGTTTTGGAGAAGTTAACTGACATCACCTCTCCGTTGCTATTTACTCAAGAAGAACTGGATTTCATGGTATTTATCGGGCAAACAATGATGAATACCACCTCTCCACTCTTAGAACAAAATAGACGATTAGTGTCTATGTTTGTTACGAAATGGACTTCTCGTGACTGGCTTCAAAGCCAAGCGAAAAAAGCATTTAGTGTATAAGAGACAAAACTTAAAATGATTGCGCGATCGCTCTTTTGTTGAGTGATCGCGCTCACAGCAACCAAGGAAAGAATGCAGTATATTGGATACCTTTTGATTGGCGATGAAAAAATAAAAGTTTTTGTTAAGCAAGGGAAGGCGTATCGCTCTTTAAAAATTAGACAATCTGGAGCAGACGGTGATTTTTTAGCTAATGAAAGTGATCAGCTTTCTAGTTATCCCTCTCTGATCAGGGAGCTAAAAATGGGAAGGCAGATTTCAGTTTAAAAATAAGTTAACAGAGGTAATATGGCTAGTACAAATACAGGCATTGAATGGACAGATAAAACCTGGAATCCTACCACAGGTTGTGATAAAGTTAGCCCAGGTTGCTTACATTGTTACGCAGAGACTTTAACTAACCGATTCTCCAAATCTTTTCCTTATGGATTTGATTTAACCCTATATCCAGAAAGATTGAAAGAGCCTTTAAAATGGCGTACTCCCAGTAAAATCTTTGTTAATAGCATGAGTGACTTATTCCACAAAAAAGTACCTTTAGACTTCATTCAAGAGGTCTTTAAAGTCATTCATGCTACCCCTCACCATGTCTATCAAATACTGACAAAAAGACCGGAGCGATTAGTTGAATTATCACCACATCTAGAATTTCATAAAAACATCTGGTTAGGTGTATCAGTGGAAAATCAAAGTTATGTTTCTCGTATTGACTTACTGCGTCAAGTGCCGGCAAATGTGCGGTTTCTATCCTGTGAACCATTGCTAGGTTCATTAACCCTTGACCTCACAGGCATTGATTGGGTCATTGTTGGTGGGGAATCTGGACAAAAACACCGTCCGATGAAAATTGAATGGGCTGAAAGTGTCCGTGATCAATGTCAAAAAGCAAAAGTAGCATTTTTCTTCAAACAAGTTGGTGGTAGTACATCTAAAGCCGGAGGTAATCGCCTAAACGGGGAGTTGCTGCAAAACTTCCCGCCAGCCTGGGAAAAACACCAAGCTACTGCTTGGCTTAAACAGCCTAAGCAAGTTGCTTTATTTAACTAGTTCAAAAGGGTAGGTTTTGCCTGGCGGACACTTACTGCCATTAAAGTTATAGGAAGGTAAATAAAATGACTGATTACATCGCCCAATTTGCCCATTGGTACATAGATGAAGATGACTCACCGACTGAAGAAGAAATGCAGGTGAGACTGAGCCTGGCAGAATATTATCTAGATATCCCTTTCGACGCAGACGGAAACACTAAATTGCAATATCATGATCTGTGTGAGACTTGTTTCAAAAGATGGGATTCTCGCCCAGTGACTGATTAGCCACTAACCCGCCAATCCCTTAACCCGTTTCTTCCCTGATACGAAACCCGCTAGTTGCTTTGTTTAATTAATTAAACAGGGTAGGTTTGCTTGGCGGACACCTACCCTACATCACACAGGAAGTGACCATGCAGAAAACAGGACAAAAATAATACCAGGAAAAAAGTATGAAAAACGGCGATATAGTAAAGATTCTCAATGGCGATACCAGAAATCGCGGACGGATAGTTGACAAGTCATCGCATTTTCTTGTAATGGTTGAATATGTAGACGAGCAAAACCAACCATTACACCCAAACGCAGTTATGTGGACAGGAGTAGATAACTTGAAAGTCATTAAATAAGCAAAAAAGAAGCCCTGAACGGTCTGGGCAAATTCATTTGAGCGCATTAAAAGGTAAGTGTAAAGACTAATAAAAAACCCGCTACTACTAGCGGGTTTTTTAATGATTAATTACGGATTAGCGATCGCACTAATTTGATGTATGCGTTTCACTAGTAGTCCGTTGTCTATTTCCGCTTGCTGTTTTTCCAGTTCTAATGCGCTTAGTTGCTCGCTCAATTGTTTTAGCTGTAGTAGGGATTGTCCGTACCTGTCCTGAGTTTCAAGTAAGTCTGTCTGTAATTTTTCCTTCTCAGATTGCAGTTCATTAATCTGCGTTTGTAGTTGCAGGTTATGTTTGAAACTGATGATTCCTCTTACTTCATCTAAGCTGCAATCGTAATTAGGGATTACCCAAGACTCAATAGGAAGAAAAGCACCATCACGGGATAAAGAGTAGTCCGCTAAAAATACCCTGTCTTGAGGTGTGGGTGGCAATTCAATAGTAATTTGCCCTTCATTAATTTCATAGGTATTAATGCCCGCCGTGACCCCAAGAAATGGAATATTTGGCTTGAGTCTAACAAAGCCTCGTTGAATATCTAATGACCCTGATATTTTGACCATCTTAACCTCTTATCCTTGCAACTGCGGGGAAACCACCAAATTTAAGCGTGTGACCATGATACTGCTTACACATTTCTAAATCCTTGCGACAGGCTCTTTTGTCTGATGTTGTTGTTTGCCCAAAGATATCAAAATGTACATTAGTGGGTGCTTGGCAATCACTATCACTCAAAGTGTACTGACATCTTTTAGAGTAAGTCCGGGCTGGTAGCTTTTTCCTTTCCAGGGAATAGGGAGAAAGGGCAAAGCTGAATTGATTTTGATACTCACCTGTATACTGAGATATCTCCAGTAGGAGCGGGAAAAACTGACTACTATCTGCTGTGGGTTGTCCGTCTAAAAACATTGGTAATGTTTGTTTAATGATGACTTCAGCCTTAATAACCTCGTGAGCATCAATAAC